TGTCCGAAGGTGGCTGGTTGAACATGGAAGATTACGAGGACGATGGTGAATGTCTCGTTGACACCGTAGGCTTCCTAATCCCAATCGGGGAACCAGGTTCCAAAGAGAAGCACGTCACCGTATGGCAAACGATTTGCAAAGAAGAAGGCATCCACGCTATACATATCCCTGTCGCAATGGTTAGAGACATGAAAGCGATTGACTTGACTTTAACTATGTAACACCCATAGATTAGAAATACCTGCACAAACCATAGGAGGAATAATGCAGAAAATATATACAGTCCCAAAGGAACCACACAGCAGTCAGGCATGGCTGAACCAGCGGTTCTGGAATGAAGCATTAGAGAAACGGATCACCGGCTCACAAGCTGCAGCGATCCACGGAGAACACAAATACACCACACCGGCTGACTATGCGGTAGAACTTTTGGCAGACACACCCCCTGTACCAAAAGAACAGAACGATGCGATGCGTCGAGGCACAATCCTTGAAGCCCCACTCATGGGTTGGGCAGGAGAAATCCTTAAAGAAACCATCAGCGAACCATCAGAACTGTATTGCTATGAGGAACCTGGTGTCCGCCTGTTGGCAACGATGGACGGTCGCTCAATCAGTGGCAAGTTTTATGAACTCAAAACCTATAACAAGCGTTGGACGGGACAACTTTCCCGAACCTGGTACTGGCAGGGAGTTCACCAAGCGATATGCACAGGTAGTCACGAAATCAACTGGATCATATTTGACAGCGACCTGCAACTTCAGTTCCATACACAGACCGTGAGCAGTGACGAGAAACAAATCCACATTGAGGCAGCCCGCAAATTCTTGGGGTTCATCGACATGGGAATGATGCCTGACATAGCTGATCCCACCTATGACAACGCCGCTTCGCTCTACCCCGAAGGTTACGGAAACACAGTCGTACTCGGCCATGAGGTGTACGCGAGTCTAGAGCGTTTAGCGCAGGCTCGTGAAGACAAACGTCAAGCCGAACTGGTTGAGGATTTGATCAAGGGCGAGTTGGCAATGCTGTTGCAGGACGCTGAGTATGGCGCGATTGACGGAACACAGGTCGTATCGTGGAAGAACAGCAAGCGAACATCGTTTGATACCAAGAAGTTTGAGGCTGAACATCCTGCATTGGCAGAGAAGTTTAGGAAAACAACAACCTTCCGCACCATGCGGATCATCGCTAAGGAGGCGAAGTAATGGATGAGAAACAGTTGATAATGGCAACACTCAAATTGCATGAGTTGTCTGGTGATCTTGTCCGTGAGGCAGAGAACTTGGTGGCCCAGGCTGAGGGTTTAGATATGGCGTGTTACGAACTGTTCAGCAAACTGAATCCGCTTGACGGATCGTGGGTTGACAGCGACACATGGGATGAATTCAAACAACAAATAATCAATTACTGCGAAGGAGCAAAGTAATGAAACTAGAAGAAATCATTGGCAAGTATGGTGTGCCTGATCCGAAGATCGTGGGCAAACTACCTAAAGGTGGGATGCAGCTTGACTTCGTAGGTCACGCTGATGTCACCAAAATGTTGATCGAGATTGACGCTGAATGGACATGGGAGCCAACCGCATTTGACGCAAACGGATTGCCGGCTTACCGTGTTGAGAACGGCATGGCACACATGGCAGGCTGGCTAACCATCCTCGGCGTACGTCGCTTGGGTGTTGGCTCAGTCATGCACAACAAACCTGACCTACTCAAAGAGTTGATCTCAGACTTCATTCGTAACGCTGCGATGCGCTTCGGTGTATGTCTCGCGTTGTGGACGAAACAGGAATGGGAAGATGTATCGCACACCCCATCAACCCCTGTTGCCAAGCCTGCAATACCACTAAAAGATATGTCAATATCAATATCTAAAGCATCAGCGACACACAACGATCCGCTGGTGTCAATGGACAACATCAAGCGTTTCGTCGATGCGTGTAAGGCCATTGGTCTGGAAGCTGAAGGAGTTGCAAAGTCAGCGAAGGTTGATCTTGCCGATCTTAGAGAATCACAGATGCCAACGTTGCGTCAAGCATTTGCTGTAGCAAAAGAAACCGTGCAAACGTTTGCCAAAGAAGAAGAGCCTGAAGTGATGGACGATTTTAATCCTCAGTTCAAAACCACAGAAGAAGCCGTCGCAATGGTTATCAATATGTTCTCCGCTGAGGAAGTGGTAGCAGAATCCAAGGCAAACCATCCGGCTAACGGGACACCACAGATCAAGGAACCTGGCGCACCGGCAACAACAAAACAGATCGGTATGTTCAGGGCTTTGGCTTCCGGAAAAGGTATCTCAAGCAAAGCAGAGCAACTGTCTATGGCATCAGACTCATCGGGCCGTGTTATCGGATCGCTGGAAGAGCTGACCAAGTCAGAGATCTCTGAACTCATCACCATCTTGAAGGCGTAGTCATGGACTTCGACATCTCAATATCGGGTGATCAGGTCACCATCAAACCTAAATCTAAGGTGTTCTTCACTAACGAAGAATTCCAAAAGATGTTCGACGAGTATCAGAAGTGGCGTGAGGTAGCACTTATGTTCATGCAAGGACATCACGAGAATGACAGGGACGCAATCAAACACGCTGCGAATCTTTGCGTGTTGTATGAGGCAGATGGTCAGGACGAAGACGACCTGTACCCGCTATGACGGTCACACAGAACAGGAAGGATTACTGTGAAGGCAACAAAGAAAAATGCACAGTCGATGGATGCCCTAAGTTTGGAACTCTTGGACGTGAAGCTCGTGACGGTAAGCGACGGGTCAAAGGATGTAACGATCCTGTTGCTCGCGGAAAACGCTCACGAACTAAAGGTGATAGCAAAGCTCGACGTGCTCGGAAGAAGCTGGGCCTTAGTGCGACAGGTAATGCGGGCACTCGCCATGAAGAACATTGGGGCGGGATGTTCCGCGTCGAAGTTAAAGCCGGTGCACAGGTGGGTCCGATCGCTACACGTTTCAATCAGGCTCGTTTACAATCTGAAGAATCGAAAGCGTTGGGTGACATTAGACCTTTCGCGATGATTGCTATGCCGGATGGCAGTAGTGACGGTATCGTGTTGATGACATTGAATGAGTTTGCGGAACTGGTTTCCCTTATTTCATAAGCAATCCACAAAATTTGCTAGTCTTGGAGGACCGATGAGATTATTTATACGGCTATTTGCCGTTTCTCTAGTAGGGATTATTACCTTCGGCAGCATGGTTAAAGCTGCTGAAGCCCCTGCCAACCCTGTGAACCCGTCAGCATCGCCTCTCTCGGAGGCTCTCCGCTTGTCTGAGAAGGCTTTGGCGCTACCAGTTGAGGTGGTTCCGGAGGGTGTGCCGGCAGATAAAACGAAGCGTTGCCCCCAATGGGAGGGGCAGTTCGCAGAGTTCGGCCTGCCCGTTGAAACGTTCTCGTACATCGCATACCGCGAAAGCCGGTGCAACCCACTGGCCCACAACAAAACCCTGAACCGAAACAAAACGCAAGATAGGGGCTTGGTCCAGATAAATTCTGGGTGGAAGACCGTGACCTCTAAAGAATGTGCTTCCCAGTACGGTGATTTGTCGGTACTGTTTGATGTGCGGTGCAACCTTGCTGTTGCCCGATATCTCTACAGGAACGGCGGGCTAAGGCATTGGAATTTATAGACGAATATCAAGATGATTACGAGGGAGAAGAGATGTCAGCAGCCGAGGACTACTACAGTCTGGTCAATAAGCAGTTCGCTTTCGTGGAGGAAGCAGCGTGTCGAGGAGCAGGCCCAGACCTGTTCTTTCTTAACGAGGATGAGAGAGGTGCGAACCATATCAAGCTCGCCGAAGCACGAACCGTTTGCTTTACTTGCAAGGTGCAAAAAGAATGTCTTGACTTTGCTGTAGAAAACAACATAAAGTCAGGGATATGGGCTGGTACAACACCACTACAGAGGAAGGCATTGCGTCGTGAGCATCGAGACACCAATCGAATTTGAGTTAGAGCAATACAAGGATCGTGTAGACGCTATGCAAATAGCGAACGAAGTGTTGCGCGATGAGCGCGACCGGTTGAAGGATGCAGCTGACTCGCTTCACGTAGAACTAGAAGCTTGCCGGCTATCGCTGAAGCAAGCCGAATCAGTTATCTCCAGACTGCGAAACCATATCGCACAAGGAATAGAACTTTAATAACAACCGAGGGGAAACATGAAGCCTGTACATATTGAACTATTTATTGACCGACTATGCGGC